CACTTTCGTGGACACTCTGAATCGCCTTGCCGACCTCGGGCCAACGAACAATCAGGCGCTCGATCAGGGGTCTCAGCAGCCACAGCCGAACCCGTTCATTGGCACTCTCTATTCGCGCAGTTTTTTGCTTAAGGATTCCACGGTAGGTAATGACATCGCGGACCTCGTGCCGGTGCTTACGCCATTCGTAACGCTATCGCCAGTGACGCATGCCAGCTTCCCGGGTCTCCGCATCGTCACGATTTGCCGCGTCACGCCTACTTCCGACCTCACCGTTCGCATCAACAAAACATCGGCCGGCTCTCCCTCGACAACTACATCGTGGACCATTACGATTCCTTCCGGGACGAGCGAGGGTGCCATATTCGAGACGCTGATTGATGATCAGTTCAATGACCTCGACAGGTTCTCCGCAGACGTGCTCGCCAGCGATGGCCAAATCATACCGGATGGATATGCCTCCTTCACCGTTTCCTGGGGTGGATAGCCGATGAGTCTGAGAGCGGTATTACTGGCAGCCAAAGACGATGGCGGATCCGCGGGCATGACCGCGATGACCTCGCAGGATGGCGGGGTAACGTGGACAGACCGCAATACCGGCTTACCGAATAGCGGGTTTGCCTGTGCCTATGGGGCTGGGCTATTCGTCGTGGGGGCGCAGCACACCAGCACTACGGAGCAGATCTCTACCTCTCCTGATGGAGAGCATTGGACGCTGCGCAGTTCACCTGCCGACAATGCGGTGATTTGGAAGATCATCTTTGCGGGCGGGCAGTTCGTTGCGATGTGGGGCAACTTTCCCAACGTTACGCACGTGATGACTTCGCCCGATGCCATCAATTGGACGAATCACACGATCCCGACGACCGCTCAGTGGCGAGATCTGACGTATTCTCCGAGCCTCGGGATGTATGCCGCTATTCGCGCTGGCGGCGTGATGACATCCACCGATGGCGGCTCTACATGGACAGACCAGACGGTCCCGATCACATTCAATGATGCCGCATGCATCGCGTGGGGAGCCGGCTTATTTGCCGCGATGGGAGGTACGGTAGGCAGCGGGTCGAATCACCTGCACACATCCACGGATGGGGTAACGTGGACGCATCAATCTGATCCGGCAGGCGTTCCCGATCGTTGGGAGGCCGTGGCGTTTGGCGGTGGGAAATTCGTTGCCGTGTCTTCCACTGGAGCCTCCACACATCGGGCAGTCTATTCGTCCGATGGGCTCACTTGGACGCAGGCCTCGGGAGTGCCCGACGAATCCTGGCAGAGCGTGGCATATGCCGCGGGAACGTTCTTTTCTGCGGCCAATGATCCTGCATCGACGAACGCCATTATGACCTCGGCGGACGGAGGCGCTACTTGGACCTCCCAAACTACGCCGGCTGCCGACTTCAGTGTTGCGGTTGCGTATGGAGTGGTCAACGTCATCGGCCCAACATTCGTTGCCGCGCGCCAGGCCATCTTGGACTATGGCCCATTCGAGCGCACAGACCATTCATTGCTCACGGTGCTGTTCGGTAATTCCCCGGTAGATACGCAGGCCTACGAGGCGCCGACGAGAGCGGGTACGTCATGGTCTGCATTTTCCGCGCTGCTAACTGGAAGCCCTGACGCTGAACCGTTTGACCAATCCTACTCGCTGCCCACCCATAAGTTGGCGATAGCGGTAGGCGATGGCACCACAGCCAACGTAGCCACGCTATATGAGATCGATTCCATTACCGGGTCGCAGTCATCCTCGACCGTTCCCACAACGGTATTCGGGTCGGTAGGTCAGCCATTCTCTACGCTCGGGATCTGTGCTTGCGCCGATGGCTCCACGCTGGTCTATGGCAACCCGGACTCGGATACAACAACAATGCAGTTCATCAGGCGCAAGGCCGGCGCGTGGGGTTCGAATGTCACGTTCGCCACGGTAGGCGCCGATGGCGGCATTATCGTTGCCTCCTGTAGCAACTCCACGGGCACAGCCTACCTGATATGGGCCAAACTCTCGGGAGCGCCCCCGCAAACTTGGACCGTTTACATGTCGGTCGTGCGGCCAGACGATAGCTTCGATGCTCCTGTCGTTGTGGCTACCGGATTCACTACCGACGACACCTTCTTCTCGTGGCTCAAAAACTGGGGGCCGGATGTAACCTTGGGATGCAGCGAGTCAGAGATATTCGTGGCACTGGCCAACGAAGGCGTCTACCATAGCGCCTTGGCATCGCCCAGTTTCAGCCTCTCGCTGGCGACTCCCGGAGGTTTCTTGGGTGCAGATCCAACCACGCAGCCAAACATCATCTTCGATTCAACGAACGGGCGCGTCTATGCCGTCTATAACGTGCTGACCTTTGATATGTCATTCAACGTTGTGGCGGATGGCATGTGGGTCCGCAACTACCAGGGCAGCGGAACCTGGGGGCCTGCAACGCTGGGAGTGGATTTCCTTGCTGCGCCCCCATCCGGCGCCACTCCGGGATCGACGAACAGCGACCGCAATTCCACGCACATCCTGAGCGATGGCACCTTCGGAACCTTGAGCAGATTCGGCGGCGGTGGGGTGACCGCTGGCACCTACTACACGCAGTGGAGCAACCCCATCGGATCGCCAGTCAATGTTTGCGGCGGCGGTACTGCCGTTGGCAACTGCTGGGATTCGTGCTTTACGCAACTCGCGGGGAACGTGTTCGCATAGGTCAATTCCGCACAGTCGCCGTTGCCGATAGGGGATAATCTTGGAGCATGAGAAGGTTTATCCTCATGGCCATTGCCGCGCTGCCGCTTATCGCACAGACTCCCGCTATCGCGCCGTTTCGCCTCTCCGATGTGATGGCTCCCGTTCCAGTGCCGGAGCGCTTTCACGATGGATGGAGCGCTTCCGATCCCAAGTCTGGGATATCAATCCGCATCATCCAGTCCCACACCAACCCGAGGTGCAAGTCGGAAGAGGCATCGGGCAAGGCAAGCTGTCCATGGATCGTAGAATGGAAATCCGCAGTTAAAGGCGACATGGTGGAACTCCGAGTAGAGGCGAGTGGCCCAAACGGTGGAACCTTTCTTAGTTCCATGCCGGCGGATCGGAAGCAGGCCGCCAAGTTAGTGAAACCGCAGATCACCTTTCCACCCGCAGCCGTTATCTATATTCGGGTAGTCATCACCGCAGGATCTGGGGCCAAGGCGCGGGAAGTGGCCAGCGCAAGCTTTGAATAGTGGGCTTTAGACTACAATGCGGCTTATCCTAGCAAGGTGGCCGTCTGCGCCGAAAAATATCGATTGATCCTCAGCTATGCCCATGCTGCCCAATCCCTCTCCAAGTCCACAGGGGAGGGGCGGAAGAAAGCAATGAAGGAATGCGCTAGGGCGAAAGAGGAGTTGATGAGGCACAAGGCAGAGCATGGATGCTGATAATTCCTGTAATAATTCTCCGCGCCGAAGCATTACATAGTTGCACGAGCATGCGGGGCCGCTGGTAGTGAGGCTGGCGGCCTCAGCCCTTACCGGCCGTACTTGACAGCTACGCCGCAAGGGCGCATACTTTTCTTTCCGGCGAAATCCCACAACAGAAGGGGAGCCGGAAGTCCGACGCAGCAAGGGAACTGGGCAAGACGGGCATGCTAAATATGTAGCCGCTTGGTTGTGAGTGCATGGCGGCGAATCTCAAGCAAAGTGAACTCACCGAACCCAGGGAACGAGTCGGCAGGCTCCCCGCCAATGAAGCCAGTAAGGGCCACGGAAGATCATCTCTGTGGCCCGCTCTGGAGTCCCTCATCAATGTAAACTTATAGCGCGGCGCGGCGCGCGCGGACTGAGAACTCCCCGCGCTGGGGGTTCTGCTCCCAACCGCGCCGTGATATGATCGGGCGCAGGAGTTCTCAACATGTCACCAATCGAATCTTCCGGCTCGGGAAGTACTCAAACTGTAGCCGGTGACTTGCTTTCTCAAACCACACTCACATGGGCGCAGCAGCAGAACCTTGCGAACAGCAAGTTCCAAGTGCAGCAACTCAACGCCAAGCTGATCGCCCAATACCATCAGGCGTACGCAGATTACGTCGCGAACATGCAGAGCGGCCAGAACGTTCCCGAAGAACGTCGGCATGCCCCCAAGCCGCCCAACGGATGGGAACTGGCGCCGCCTGACGCCGATGGAATCGTGTTCTATCAGATGGGCACTACCCCTGTTTGCGCCGCGGGTCCTGACGTCACGGCGAACTTTGATAACCCGGTTCCGGTCAAGACCCCGAATCACATGTCGATCAACTGGAAGTCGCGCCAAGGAAAGTGGGTCACGGCGTTGCTCGATGACGGCATGCCGGGAGGATTCAGCACCCCGCCGATCACCGATGAGGAAAATCCCAGCGCGCCGCCGCACACCTACCAGCGGTTCACAACGGCAGTAGGGCCTGGATGGTATTTGCAGTTGGACTAACGCCATGGACATCGCGAAACTGTTAGCGGCCCTGATCCCCCTCGGGATGCAGTTGGCCGAGACTATCCATCCGCTTTCGCAGAGCGGCCACGCCAAGCTGGCTACGGCAACCACGCTGGTGCAGACCGGCCTCGGGCTCGCTGTCGCCACTGGCGCAGTATCGGGGTCCGCGGCCAATGCCGTGGACATCGCAAGCACAATCAACAATGCAGTCGCCATTGCCAACGCAGGAGGAGGCGTGCCACTCATCGAAGGAGTTTCCAAATGACGATTCGCGCGAAGATGACGTTGCAGGGAGTGTTCTCCAACCAGTGGGGCGGCATGAAGGCCGTATTTTCCTGCCTGTATGATCCAAAAAAGGAAGAGGATAAGGCGTTCCAGAAGGCCACGCCAAGCGGTTCGGCGGAGTTCCAGATTGACAATCCCGCCGTTTTCCCTGCCCTGGTAATCGGTCAGGCGTATTATTTCGACATCACTTCAGCGGATGTGGATGGAGTGCCCAAATGAAAGCACCGACGAGATCCGACGTAGAGCAAATCTTAGCCCTGGCGGAGGCATGGCGCGTTTCAGGCGAACGTGCCACGCAGGCGCAGGCCGGGGTCGAAGCAACCAAAGTGCAGGCCGAAGAACTGCGGCGCAGGCTGGAGGCTAATCGAACGCTGACAGACATGAGCCTCAACGAATTCACCCGAAAGCAGGCGGAATACGAGAAGCTCCAAGCCAAGGTGACCAGCGATGGCGAAGTGGCACTGGCGGCCGGCGCTGGCATGCAGGAAGCATCCGATGCACTCGACCGCTTCCTTACCTCGATCCGTCAAGGCGCAGTTGCCGAAGCTCCCCTCGGTGGCTTCCGATAGGTGACTCGCCGCTCCATCCTGCAGCTTTTCCTTCCGGGGCCTCAGGTGCAATCCTCAGGCCCCACTAACCTTCCACGCTGCCCCAATTGCAAGACCTCAATCCCCAAGGATGCCCCTCAGTTTCTACCGCCAATCGTGAACCTCGACGGCACACACGGAGTTCTCCTCAACGTGCGCGAGCAGTTCTGTCCGAACTGCGGGTCGATGTTCGTAACGAATCCATAGCCTCCCTGCACATCAACCTCATCTCGCCGCGCGCATCCGAATAGCCCACGTAGCACAGGATCGATTCAATGGGCTGGCCGGCGTACTGGATCCACGATTCCCGCGTGCAGGTGCGCCCGTGGATCACGTGAAAGCGGCATCTCAACATGCTCGTCTCCAGGCGCAGGAAGGAACGCTCAAACCGCCGCAAATTCGAAGCCGGCCTGTCGCGATTCATCCGATTCACGCTCCACCTTCGAAAGGTTGAGAACCGCCTGCCGATAGTAGCTCGGCTTCAACTCGACCCCGATCCCGCGGCGTCCCGCCCGCACAGCCGCGTAAACCTCCGATCCAACTCCAAGGAAGGGAGTCAAGACGGTTTCGCCGGGGTTGCTCCACAGGGTAAGGCATCGGTCGATAACATCCAACTGGAGGGGGTGCAGGTGCTTCTCGTCGTCTTCGTCGCGGGATTGCTCGAACGGGACTACGCCTGTTTCATCGCTGCCGGTATTGCCGCGGATGTCATCCCACACAGAGGAGGCATACTGACGCCAAATCCAATGCGAGTAGCGGTTTTCGATCTGCGATCCCTTCCAGTTCTTGTACCGGAGAAGCTCTGCCGGCATCTGCCGCTCGCCCGCGTAGCGCGTGAGCCCCCGTTCGTGGGTCACCGGGACCGCGTTCTTTCCATCGCGGCGGAATACCAGGACGTAATCGGCGCCGGCTACCACGCAATCGCAGGAATCGTCCACGATGGATTTGTGGGCGAGCGCTTTTGTGAGGGTCCGATTCCGAACGGCGAGCGGCTCTTTCCATATCGTGATGGGTGGACTCGCCAGCTTGAATCCGCACTTCTCGTGGAGCTTGATTATCATGCCCGGAAAATCCATGTAGTGATCGCACCCGGAATTTCCGCTGGGCACGAACATGCAATGTACGCAGGACATCCGACCGGGCTTAGTAAGCCTAGAGACCTCGCGCACGATGAACTCGTAGTGCTCCATGAACTCTTCCAAGGTGCGAGCGTTCGACAGGTCGCGGTCGCTGGAACTGTAATGGTAAAGCGCGCCTCCGCTCTCGGTGGCGAAGGGAGGCGAGTAGACCGAGAGGTCGATGCACTTGTCGGGCAGGTCCGGCAGCACCTCGCAAGAGTCACCGTTGTAGAGGCTATATTCCTTGGTAATCGTCTGTTCTATTGCAGCCATGCTGGTAGTTCCACCTTCTGTTCGAATTTGTATCCGCCTTCGATGACCATCGCTTCGTGCATGTGCTTCACGAGTTCCGAGAACATGCGGTCGCAGGCGGCCGACTTCCGCTTCATGTTCTCCAATGCGCCGCGCTGCCCCTCGGTGGCAATCACATCGTTCACGACGGTCTGCTTTTGACCAAACCTCCAGCACCTTCTCACTCCCTGGTAGTGAGCCTCGAAACTGTGGTCCGCGAATTCCACCACGTGTGGACAATGCTGCGCGTTCACGCCCCATCCGGCGATCTTATGCTTGCTGCACATCCCGCGAACCTGCCCGGTAAGGAACGCTTCGTACTTCTCCTCTTTGGCGTCGTCCGAATCCGCGCCTGAGATTTGCACGCAATCAGGAATTAACCGCTCTAACAGGTCTCCCTCATCGTTCAACTGGCACCAAACGATGAACGGCTTACCCGTATTGGCCACCAGCGAAGCGGCGAACTCGCAACGCTCGGTGACCGTGCGACGCCGTTCCTCCAGTTCCTCCTGGCGATTGGTCGCCGCCATCGGAAATAGGCAACCATCGGCCAACGTGCGGGTATCGACGATGTGCTCTCGCTGGATCAGGGGAGGCAGCACAAACTTGGCATTCGAGAACTTCCCGAGGTCCGAAGGCCGGCGACCCGCGCGCGCCCACGAACAAACGAATCGCCAGAACGGAATTTCGGCATGGCCCTTGAATCTCCAGCCCGGAGAAGTCAGGACACGCGGCGCGGCGAATCCTTTCCATCGGCGCTTGGTGTCGCTGGTGTTCTGATCGTTCTTGAAGAATCGATTCAGCATGTCCACTTGCCCGAGTACTCCAAGCGCTTCGGATAGGGTGCCAAGTTCGATGTAGTCATTCGGCGCGGCCGTTGCGGTAGCCATCAGGCGATATGGCAGCGTCCGCAGAAACTCGGTTACCTGCGCTCGCCGAGTTCCGTCGAATGCCTTGATCGAACTGGCCTCGTCGCAGACGCATCCTATCCAATCCTTCGGGTCGAACAGGTGGATCTTTTCGTAGTTGGTGACGTAAACGCCGGGCTTCGATGGCGCGCCCCCGCTGATTCGGTTCACCTCTACGCCGAACTTCTCACCTTCCCGCACGAACTGTTGCGCCACGGCAAGCGGAGTCCAAATGAGCATCGGGTGGTTCGTCTTGCGCACTACGTTCTCTGCGAAGATCAGGGAGATTAGCGACTTGCCTAATCCGCAGTCGAGAAGGTCAGCGCACCTGCCATATTCAATGTTCCATTCCGCGGTCGCAGCTTGGAAGTCGAACGCGCATGACGGCATCCACACGGGGCGAAATCCGGCACGCTCGCCGTACTGCGCCTTGCTTGAGAGGAAGGATTGGTAGCTAATCACAATGCACCTCGTACCAAAGCCCCTCGCGTTTCACCAGCGGAGTAGGACCGCCCCAAAGTCGTGCCATCTTGCGCACCTCGCTAATCTTTGCGCGGCGCAGGATGCGCATGTGCATGATCCACTGATGGGGATTCAGAGAATTACTCATGCAGACGGTAGGTACCGGCAAGATACCTCCAATCTCTACTGGCTCAGGACATCTATGGTAGACGACCCCGCTAAGGCAATCCGCTAGCCCTATCACGCAAGCAAGATCCTCCCACATGCCAATCTTGACCTTTACCGCTGCCGGTCCCGATGGCCGCACCTTGACCACCTTGCTATAGATGGCGCGCACAGTTCCAGGCTTGCTCATTGGCATGGCTCCAAATAATCCTTGGCTACTGTCTGGGCATTCCTATTGCCGTCCCACATAACGCGGACGCAACCGATGGTAATGCGATTCGATTCGAGCACCGTACCACGTCGCCGCTCCCATTTCGCTCTTTGCCTTGCGGGTTTCCATGAAGTCTCGAACCACCTCTCGCTCCATCGCACGCGATCACCGGGCTTGAGGTTCAACATTGGCAGCCTCCTGATTGCATCGAAGCATGCGCTGGCCGTTGATGCGCCGGTATCGATCTAGCGACTGCTGGCGGCTTAGCTCTCGCCGGATTCTTCCGCGCCGCTTGATCCGCAATTCCTTGAGGGTCATTTCGCTGCGCTCCCCATCATCATCTCCCTGAGACGCTCGATAAAGGAGAGGGCCGACTCTAGTTCTCCCTTTGCGGCTATCAGGCTCAATGCCCATCCCTGCCTGGTATCTTCATCAAGCATCCTTGGGTAAATTCGATCCGCGATTTTGACAAACGATGCTTTCGCCTGTTCGCACCGGAGTACGGCCATGGCTACGTTGGATTCAAATTCTTCTCCGTTCATCTGCCGGCCTCCTCCGCGGAGATTTCCCCGTCTCTTTCCGCCTTGCGCAGGCTCATCTCTGCCGCCTCGATCCACACTGCGCGCAGCAAATGATTCCGCTTTTTGGCCAGTTGCCGCATGCGATCCAAGATCGCAGCGGGCAGTTCGATGTTCAAAATCTTTGTTTCGACCTGTTCCATACGATAGCAGGATACCACTTTGGGCCATTTTGCGTCAAATAAAAATATTAGAAAAATCTATTGACGTTCAGGCGCGCAAGCGCTAATCTGTTTTCAGGAGCAAACGAGATGGCAAACGGCAAATCAATCTCAGCAGTAGCCTTCATGGCGTCCTTCACGGGCGGCCCGCAATGCGCGAAATCTAAGCCGAGCGCATACAAGGAAGATAGCCCAGTGAGCACGAATGATTCCTTCATCGGCGGGCAATGGCGTGTCATCGCCACGTGGCCGGATGGCACCTTGACGATGCATCCCCGGAATACCTCGATCTGCACTCGGCAGAATGGCGTAGAGTATCTGGAAGCACAAGCGGAAACTAACGAGACTCCCGAGCAGCGCAACCGCCGCAAGGTGGCCGGCAAGTTGGCCCGTGTGATGCGAGAGGCTGGCATCAGTGCCAACGCGGCTCGCCAGGGTGGCCTGCATGCCATTGGCGAACGCCAGGAATTGGCGCAGAAGTGCTTCCGCCGCGCCGTTGCCGCTAAGGCTCGTTGCCAATCCGGATACGTTCCGAGTGATGCCACCTTTGAGTTAGCCTGCTCCATGCTGGAGGTGCTGTGATGTGCTCCTACTGCAAGCAGATCGTTGACGAGATCTACATGCGAGAAGGGCGAGCGGCTGGAATCGCGGCGCGAGAGCGGATGGAGGATGCATGCGACCGACGCTGCCGTTGCGGGAAGCGGATTCGGTGCGATGCAACCGAGTGCGGCAATTGCGGCGAGGAGGTGCTGTGATGGATCCCAATCAGGTCCGCGTAGAAAAGGAGAGGCAGTCCTTTATCGACGCCATGCATTATATCTTGCCGGAGATTCGGCCTGACGATAGTGCCACCTCTTACCGAGCGCGCTGCCAAGTAATTATTGGAGAATCCCTTTGGCGGGCAGCGATGATTAAGAGCATAGCGAGGTATCCAGAGAATGCCTAACTGTCCCCAGTGTGGCGGCGAAGATTTGAAGCGGATCGATCCGTCCTATACCCGTGATCCCGAGACGGGCTACTTGGACTGTGGGCCTCGGTGGCAGTGCTACGACTGCCTTGCGGTGAGCACGGAGGAAGAGATGGAGAAAGCAAATGTATCAGAGTGAGAGTTTCAGCGGCAGGATTGATTTTGTCAACGACGTGTACGACCCCCTGGCTGGCTCGCACTTGAGCGTATGCCTTGAGGAGATGGCGCGGTTGGCGAAGGACTTCAAGCGCACCTTCACGGCGACCTTCAATGGCCTCCCGATCACGGCAGCCCCTGGGGTAGACGCCGCTACGCTGGCGAAGGAATGGGAACGGGAATCCGAGAATCGCTCAAAGGCGTGGCGCGAATCCAAAGAGGGAAAGAAGTACGCCGCTTTGCAGGATTCGATCAAGCAAGCCGCCGTAGCGACCGTTGCCCGGTGCGTGAGCAGGCTTGATTCCTTGGACTTCTCGGACATCGCGGCGGTGCTTGGATGGGTCGAGGAAATCCAAGAGGCTTCCGACCACATCGGCTCATGGGCGGGCGCTGGCGTTTCTCCGCGTGATGTCGCCTCTGTGTTCGTGGCTCACGGATATCTGCAGAACGCGAACTGTGACGCCGACTTCAACGGCGAGGATCGCGAGAACTTCGGGCGGTACATATTGGGGCAGGCGATTGATGGGCTATCCTCCATCGGCGCGATTCACCCAATCTGCCACAAGTTCATCGCGGAATGGCGGGCGAAGTTTCAGGAGGCTCCCGATGCGCGACCGTGACGAAGATGGCTTCTTTCCTAAGCAGCAGCCCTGCCCCAGTTGCGGCAGCACGACATGGGAGGTGCTAGGCACCTGCGATGCGGCTACGATGTTTGGGGCCTGCTGCGACCCTTGGTGTAGCGACTGCGGCATGGTTCTGTCGCAAGGAAAAGGCGTGTGCGAATACCACGCTGAGGAGCTTGGCGAAGCGCTGGCGCCGGGCTTCAGGCCAGAGATTGCGGAACAGGAAGAGGCCATGGAGTGGGCGCTATACGCGGCATCGGGCTGCAGCCTACCAGAAGCGCAGGCTTCGGTGAAGCAGGACAGGAGGGTCAATTGAGCGAAAGGTATGTGTGCACGAAAGATGCTCCATGGGATACCTCCAAGGGGCCGCGGGCGCAACACCCGGATGCGGTTGACGACGGAGAATGCATCGAT